GGAAGGAAAGATACACCAGAGACTTCATCAAAATGTCTCCATACCCATGCGCCAACATCCATCCACTCGTCTTCTTTGACAGAGATAGTCACAGAAGGCTTATGCTCACACCAATGCCGCTGGTACATCAACCACAAGTCGAGGTGCTGCAATGCTGTTAGATCGTCACGCAACCGTGCTCCTTCAGGAGCCTTCATCGGAAAGGAGAAGACTACTGTGCTGTCTGGTCGCATTACACAATCTTCGGCAGGTACACCAGACTCTACAAGAAACGCCGACAGAGGATCTTTCTTATCTCCCCGAACCCTGCGAATATAATAAGCACTATGTCGAGGATGAATACCAGAGGCAGAATCAACAAGTTGAGACACAGTGCCAGAAGGTTTGACACAAGTAATAGCAGTAGACTGAGGGATTCCCAGAGTTGCTGCAAAGTCCATATTGGTGACAACGGCGACTTGGCGTAGCTGTTCAAGATTGTTCGCAGTGCTTTCACTAACCTCTCCCATCCATTTGTTATCTAGAATACCAGTCAACGACACGCCAAGCAGACGCTCATCTTCAGTGTTCTTCTGCCAGATCTTACGCAGATATGGGAAGTGCGTCAGAGTGCTCTGGAAAGTGCCCAGAATCGTTGCAATGCGTACTTTGCGTGCCAGTGTCTCTACCGTGTCTTCTGCTCTAACAACAACTTCCGTAAGATTGCAGAACTGGTAAGGCCGTAATATGATCTCTGAACATGGGTTCGTTCCAAACTCATAGTCACTTTCCCGTCTTCCGTTCTTAGCAGCCTGACTTTTACTTGCGGCTCGTGAAAAGATTCCTCGCTCTCCAGAGTGACTGTTGTATAGGCTAGTCCACTCTGCAAGAAACTGTCCAATATCTGGCTTAGAAACATAAGTTGCTGAGTTGTTAGCCAAGGCACGTTGTCCATTCTGCTCCCACCAGTTTCCAGATTTACAAGACCGCATCCGATCATCTTCCAGATCAGACAGTGAAATCATTGCACTCCTTCGTACTCCACCCACAACAACAACTTCCCCGATCTTGCAGAGAAGATCATGACATTCGATTGATGTAAGTTTTCTACCCACTGCTCCTCTAAACTTGGCAATAGTGAACTTAAAAAGTTCATCCAAAGGTCCTGGACCAGAGGCACGTCCTCCAAAGGTTTTGAGTCTGGCTCCTGCAGGTCTAATTTTGGAAAGGTCGTACCTTGCCACTTCCCCAGAGTACAATAGAGCGATGAGTTGGCGTAGTGCCTTAGCCCATCCTTCTTTCGAATCCGCAACAGAAATAACAGTTTCAGAATCAAACAACTGGTCTGGGACTTCAGGTAGTTCATTAACATATTTGTGCTCCACAGAGAAACCTACACCAGTACCACACAACAGGATATACATTGCTTCATCGAATGCCTTGGGGTCATCGATGGGCAGATAGCTGCAATTGTAGCCGGCAGTGTTGTCACGCTCTAGTGCCTTACCTGCGGTCATGATAGCACGCATCGAAGGCATGACTTCCAGATTCACAATACAATCCTTGATCTCTTTATACAGATCATCAGGCATTGTGTAATCTTTAGTTTGCTTTAGGTGGTTATACATAAACACCATGTATCGGTTGACTGTCTCTTCCCAGTGCTCACGCCGATTAACATTAGGTAAAAAACGGCTGTAACGACTTTTTGCAATAAACTCAGAATAATTATTCATCTAGGTCAATCTCCAGTTCTTCAAACTTATCTTCAATCTTATCGGCAAATCTCTCAACTAATTCCTCAGATGAGATATCTAGGACTTCTAACAGAGTTATTTCGTCCAATCTGCTCATGCGTTCCATTATATCTCGTAGTGTTAGCGACATAGTCTCCTCAGTGCTTCATCCAGCCCTGCCTTCCAATTTGTGTAAGGTTGATACCATATAAGTTCCATTGAATCATACCAAGGTGTTTTCGGAGACTGTGCAGGAAAATAAAACCAACCTGCATATTCTTCAGCACCAATAAGATTAATAGTCCTTACCCCCAATGCACCAGCCAAGTGCGCAACTCCCGTATCAATAGTTACGATTGCGTCCAAGGCTGCTATCTTTCTTGCTGTATCCAGCCAGTCCTTGCCATCGAGATAGCTTGGCATGAAGTCAGGCTGAACTTGCAATGATACCACATCTTTGTGTTTTTTCAACTTCTTATAAAAATTCTCTGCTATTTCTTGTGGAATCTTCTTTGCTTCTGCGTTCCACGAAGAATTATAAGAATGCCAGCAAAAGCCAACTTTCTCCGACTTTTCCGTATCTAGTTTAATGTAGCCTTCAGCACCATAGACACGATCAGGCTGCTTATCTGGTATAAGCCGATACTGCATCATCAGCGCCGGCAGAGATAGTGCTTTTACTCTGATGGTTTCTCTGGTGCAGTTGTCGTCTGTGATAATGCCGTCTACGCCTTCAATCTGAGCTATCAAAGGATTAAGCTGCCTCTGCATAGCGATGTGCACAGATTTGACTGGTATCTGCCGCATCAGCGTAATAAACCTGCTGTGCATGATTGTGTCGCCAATTCCTTGCTCGTTGGTGACCACAATGTTGTACTTCCTGACATCGAATCCAGGCTTCCAGATTGGTGTACGCAGCAGAGGTGTCTTCAAACCCATAGGAATCTTTATAGGATCATAGGACCGATATTCATAAAGATTAAAGCCAGGATTCCATCGTCCCTTTTTTAGCTCCTCCATACTACGAAGCATATTCTTGCTGTAAAGATTAATCTCGCTCATAGTAGATTTCTTTAATCTTGTCGTAGTTGGCGATAGCAAACTCTAGATAATGCTTTGCTTTCTCTAAGTCCTCAATACCGTTTTTCTTGGCGTGGCGCTGCACATACTTAATTACATTGCACAGCCAAGGGTCAAGTTTCCACTCTAAGAACACATCCCAAGGCTGTATCGTTGCCTTATAGTGGTCACCGCCAATCTGCTTACTGGCGATGTAGTCAGCCAATGTTTTATGCTGCTGTGACATCAGCGTGCTCCTTTACTGCTTTTCTTGACTTGGACCAGCTTCCGCAATTCGTGCATTGGAATCTTTGGAAGGTTCCTGTGGTTGTGTAGGAGAATCCACGTTTTTGCAGTCGATGGCTACCGCAGTTGGGGCAACCGTCACCTCCGTAGAGGTTATGATTAGGATGAGACTTAATCCAAGGGAGCAGACGATCATAGACTTTCTCCAATAAAACCACATCTTGCTTGTTGTACTTCTCCATCACTTTCCAGGCTGCAGGATCTTTGTTCATACACTTGACCCAAAGCTGATAGCCTTCGTGTGGAGTTTTCTTTCCTAGACCCAATCTCTGAGCAATATAGTCTAGTTTGTTGCTAGGGAAGCGAAACTCTTTTCTAACTACTTTCAATAAATCAATCTGTTTATATGGTGCTGGTGGTGCAAGGTGATGCAATAGAAACTCTTTATTCAGGATTGGCATATCAAAGCGACTGCCGTTGTAATGCACAACAGCATCTGCCTCAGAAACCAAGTCATGAATCTTGCGAAGCATATGCTCCGGTTTCATGTTGTTGACTGAAGCAAACATCACTTCTCGCTGACCGTGCCACTTTGCTGCCCAACACAGGACATAGGAGGACTCTAGCAAGTGCTCAGGATTGATGTACTGATCCCGTAGTCCCCAAATGTGTGCTGTATTGGGCGATGTCTCAATGTCGAGCATTAATAGTTTCAAGATTGTTCTTCCTCTGTATCGTCAAAGTCGTATTCAACTTCTTCTTCTTGTCTTCCGAAGGTTTCAAATCCACAGTCGGCATTCATTCCATATTTGTCTTCAACTTTGATCTTTTGCACGACACCAATGTAACCAGTGCTCTCTAGAAACTTAGCAAACTGATACAGCACAGGAACCCATGTAATCGTATCATCAAACTCGTGCTTTGCTTTGATTGTTGTTTGGTCAGGCCAGTTACCGCTGTCGCCAACATATTCGATATCTTCGTAAGTAAATTTAAAGGTTTTCATTGCTTCTCCTCAAAAGTTCAAAAAAATAATCACAGTCTACCACAACCAAGGGCTTATCTCTGTTTTGCTTGATGACGAGAACTGGCTCGTATCCTCTGCTGTTGTCTTTCGCTTGTTGATAATGTCCATATACTGAGATTGCTGCTCTGGACTTGCATTCCACACTGATTGGTAGCTTCCGTCTGGCTGCTGGACTAAGAAGCAAGTCCTCCCCCGACACGCCCATGCTAACTGAACGGACATCATCAGGCTCCAGACCGAACTTTGCTATTATTAGATCTCTTACGGCCTGCTGGAGCACTCGGC